GCTGTTGCAGAGTTAGCTACATAAGCGGAAGAAAGTAAGTAACCACCAGCACTGTGATCACCCCATCCATAAGCTGTATTCCATTGAGTAGAGTCTCCTCCATCAGCTGTTACGTCTCCAAGTGTTGCGATATCGCCAGTGGCATCAATGGTTCCACAAGTTATATTACCCTCACTATCTACAATCGTTGCATTATCAATTGTGATATTTGCTGTTAAATTTAAGCCAGTTCCTTCTACATTACCTGCCGCATCAAATCCCTTTCCTGTAGTACCTATAACAAGTGATCCGTCGGACTGTATTGAGTTCCATTTAGTTATTAGCGCCGCTGTAATACCACTTGATACATGAGCTGTGAATACAGGATCGGTCTCGGTATAAGCAGTTAAGTAGTTAAGAGCACTGTGATCACCCCATCCATAAGCTGTATTCCATTGAGTAGAATTACCGCCTGTTGCCGAAACTACACCTCCTGCGGGAACTCCTCCAGACTGAGCATTGTTCCAGTTAGTTATATCTGCGGCTGTAATAGCACTAGAAACATGGGCTCCAAATACAGGGTCTGTTTCAGTGTAAGAAGTTAAGTAACCACCAGCACTATGATCACCCCACCCATAAGCTGTATTCCATTGAGTAGAAGTACCTCCCGTGGCTGTTATAATTCCAGTGGCGTCAAAACCAGTTCCGCTGCCATCAAGATCGAGACTTCCGTCTGTTGATATAGCGTCGCCCGCATTATTCCATTTAGTTATTAGAGCTGCTGTAATACCACTTGATGCATGAGCTGTGAATACAGGATCTGTTTCAGTAAAAGAAGACAGATACCCTTCACTACCATGATCACCCCATCCATAAGCTGTATTCCATTGAGTAGAGTCTCCTCCACTAGCTATCATATTTGCTGTAGTTGTAATATCACCCGTGGCATCAATGGTTCCAGTAGTTATATTACCAGCATTATCAATCACTGTTGTACCAGCAATAGTTAAACCATCTGTTCCAAGTGTTGCTTCTACTGCACCCGCACCTACTCCTCCTGCAAAAAGTTTCTTATTAGCATCTACTAGAGCACTATTATTAATTTTTATCTCTAAAGTAACGTCTACGCCACTGATATTCTTTAGGTTACGATTAGAGTCTATGACCTCTGTACCGCCTATTTTTAGGTTTGTAAAGTCAGCCTCTAATCCTATCAAATTGCCTGTAAGCGTTCCGCCGGCTAGATCTAATTTTAAATCATCTGCTGCCGATAATAAACCATCTGCTGCATCTGTATAAGCTTTTGTTACTGCATCTTGGTTTGCTGTAGGATCACCAAGACCTGTAATCTTGGAAGTACTCATTGCTATGGCACCGGTCATTATACCACCACTTAGAGGTAGATGCCCTATCTGGGAATAAGCATAAGCAGTGTTCCACTGACTAGAATTACCCGCACTAGCAGGAGCTATAGTTGTAATATCGCTACTAAACGTTTTTGCTCCTGCTATAGTTTGAACACCAGCAGTCCTTACAACTGTCGAGTCTACAGAAATAGTTGCGTCACCTTTTATAGTGTCAGGCCCTGTTATTCCATCTCCTGCAATAATGGAAGTAATATCTCCATCTGCTAGACCTGTAGTGCCGTATCCTTGATCAAGAACTAGAAAACCTCTGCTAGCAGGGTCTGCAATTGCCTCGAGTAACCGAGAACCCTCGGCAATAGGAGCTATTCCTCCTGTAAACTCTATCTCAATATCAAAATAGTATATACCTACGGTAAGAGTCCTTGTTACTTCTTTTGTAATATACCCTTCACCATCTACTGCTCCAAGAGTTCCAGTTCTAGGATAGTCGATACTGTAATCAGATTCTATAATTCCTGCTGATACGGCATTATCTAAATTGGGTGTTACTATGTACTGATTAGCAGTAGGTGTTCCGGAAGTGACTCTTGTAAAGTTGTTTGTAGACCAATGATCAATTATAGTGGCGGGGCTTGCGTCAGCAAGACTGGTTCTTTCAAACATTCTTGCTTTGATACTAGTAGGTATATGAGTTAAGATAGTAGCTGTTAGATCAGGCACAGCTGTAGTATTCTCAACAGTTGCCGCAATATCAGCCCCTTTTATTGAATAATATACAACTGTAGTACCTTGACTATTAGCATATCCTGTTACAGTCTCTTTATATAATAGTCTAGTATACTCTACGCCTCCGGCAGTGAGAGTGCCAAGATCATTAGTGTTAGTACCTAGTAAATTTCCGTCATAATACCAAGTCTGAATACTTGTGTTCAAATCCTCTGCTACATAAGAGTAAGGTGTCGATGCTCTACTATATAATTCAGGACCCTGACCTGATAAACCAGCTTTGAAAGCTATATTACTCTCTCCAGCTCTTTCTACTAAAAATCCAAACTCTTGCCCTGCGACTGCTTTGAAAGAGAATTCTTGTTTATTCTTTGTCAGCGTAGTACTCGCGGGGTAAGCTGTACCATCTAGTTTAGTAGCTCCAGTAACAGTTGTAAGTTTGGTGTACCCTTGGTCAGCACCATGTATAGCTATTACTATAACTTCTCCACCTTTTAAAGCTCTGTCAAAAGAGGAAAACGTTGCACCACCATCTCTTGTTACTTGAAGATCTGATCTTTTATAATTTGCTCCATGGTCGTGGGCAAATATTGTCAAACCTAGGGAAGACGACTCTATATTCTGTGCAAAATACTCTTCACTGAGATGCTTTGAGAAATTGTCTACAGGTACTCTCATCTTAAAGGTTACATCGGTAGTTTCTTCAATTTCTATTTTTTGATACGTAGTTCCAACTGCTGTATTAAAGTCTGCTGTTAAAGTAGCAGGAAGATTATATATTCTAGCTTTTTCTATTCCGCCAGCTGTCTGAGCAATAGCAGATGCACTAACACCAGTAGTAGAATCAAAGTGTATAGTACCATTGTCTCTGTATAGCTGTAAGTTCTTAGCTACCGCATGACCATTGTTTGCTACCCTAAGCGGGGCTACCTGAGGACTTTCACTTCCCGCGTATACTCTCCAATTCTCATTGGCACCATCCAATGCAGCATAAGAGCTATCAACAGTATCACCAGCACCGTCTTTCTGGTATACAGCTATTTTTGTGTGGGGATAAATATTCTCCCCACGAATAGTATGAGCTGCAATTTTATCATAGGTAATCGAACCTGTTTTTATACTGGCACCTGTTATTGTATTATCACCTATAATAGTATCATCAATAGTGCCTACTGCAATAATAGACCCTGCGTCAAGAATATCTGCGCTTATAGATACTAAAGGAATTAGTATGTATGGGTTGTTCCTAAATACTTTTGCTACTATTATATCTTCTTCGGTATCTATAAATATATTTGTTGTCTGAAATGATTGTGAGGCATAGGCAGTAGCTACAGACTTATCCACTACCATTGAGGTATTACTATCAATACCGACAATTCTATATAAATCATTATGATTTGTTGCTTTAAACACCTCTCCTACCTTACATTCAGTGCTAAAACTTGTTCCTGTGCCTACAATAAGATTCGAACTAGCTGCTTTAGTAATCGTACCTGTTAAAGTTATTAGTCCTGAAGTATCACTACCATTACCCGCATCATACCAGTAAGGATGAGCATAAGTTGTGTTATCGTATTTAATTAGTTTTAAACGATCACTCACAGAAGACGCATCCATTAGAATATAATGATGATTGGCGTTGAATGAAGGAGTAGCGGGCCCAGCCGGTATGTTAGCTAAACCTGAGCAATCCTGTTCATACATAGTCTCAGGGTTAACGCTGGTACCTTTAAAAATAGTACCATCAGTACTCTGAGGAATTATTATATAGCTACCTTTAACTCCGGGCTTCGTAGTGCCTAAACTAAATTTACCTGATGCGTCTATGCTCATACCTACATTACTAGTGCCTCCAACAGGGATTCCTAGTGGGTACTGAAGACCTGATAAAGCCTTAACATCACCTATGGTTATTGTGGCTACTTTACTTGTAGATCTATTGTCCAAAGTGTTTACCGTACGCACTTTAACTATATACTCGCCTTCAGGAGTGTCCTTGGCCACTATCGAATTGACGCCTGCAGGCACTCTTAAAGGAGTTTGTAAGCTAGTGATATTATGTACGATTTCATAACCTGCTAAATATTCATAGTAAGTACCGGCAGAGGCATTTAGAGCAGCAGGGTGTGTCCACGATATTTTAAAATTCTGTCCTTCCGCTGAGGTTGCAGGTAAAAAGGTCGCTTGAAGATCAAGAGGTGGCGGAACAACATCTGTAGCCCTTATAGAAGGGATTAAAACTTCCTCGTGATACGCTACAAAGTTATTCTCTATTGAATCGAATTTTTCATTATAATGTTCGACTGCGGTTATATTTTGGTCAGTTTCACTGGACTGAGATATACTTAGAATTTTGTATTCTTTAGGTGATCCCTCAAAAGCATTACCATTAGCATCTTTTTCAGTAATAACCCAGATAGCACCCACTGTGGGCGCTTCTGTAAAGGCATTCGCACTAGCAATGGTTATAGCATTGACATTTGAGTCAGGCACTGTATTACTAATAGCGGCTTTCTCTACCCGAGTATATTCTGACCAAGTTACTTCAACAGAATTAGAACTGTCATCTACTAGATTACTAGCAGCAGTTTCTGTAGTAATCGTAGGTATTAAATCTCCTCTGCTATAAGTCACACTACCTATTACAGCACTAGTTTGAGCTAAAAAGGCTCCTGGCTCCGCAATTAAAACACTTAGTTCATAGCTACGATTAGATATTAGGTTGATGGGCCCGTCAAGAATTAAACTGGTTGTTGTAGGCGTAGCAGCTGCACTTATTCTGCCACTGAAACGTACAGCATGTCTATCTGCATCTTGAACATTTATAATGTCTCCCGGAGCTAAAAAAGCTGCATTAATAGAGGTTGCAAAGCTGACTACTTCTGTTTGATTAATTGCCGTCCAAAGCTTCCAACGGCCATAGCGCTTGGCTTGACCTTCTGAAGTACAGCCAAACGCGACAGCTTCTTCGGTTATAATTCTTGCATTCTCTATGATATCTCGCTTGTCTTCTACAATTAATGCTTCGAGCATGTAACTTGCGTCTGGATTGTTCCAGGAAACAACAATTTGATTATATCTAGTTTTACTTCCTGTACTTTCGTAAACAAAAGCACCATCAATTATATTGCCTTTAGAAAAGTTGTACACAGGTTCTTTTGCTTGATCTATCACAGGATATACTTGACCATCCATCCAATAGATCATACTTCTAAATGTTGTGGCCATATCCTTGAGAACTTTGTAGCAGTCTGCTGATTTGGCGAGTAGTAGATTAGCCGTGAATCTTGGCTCCTCTCCTCCGAATCCATCGGGTACAAGCTCGTCGCAATATCTTGCTATTCTATACAAAGAGTATTTATCTATTAGTGTCTCTTCAAGAAAGCTCCCTAGACCATAGCGATTATTAATAAGAATATCATAAAAGACCCAAGCAGGGTTATTAGTGTATACTTTAGCAGTTCTAAAGGTTCCATCCCAGTCTTGATACGTAGTTTGGATATTATCACTAGAATCTCTTGTATAAGAAGCTATACCTCCATTTTCGTCTCTTGTTACATAGTTGGAAGGGACTTTAACCAATAAACCCTTCATGTGATATGAACGAGTTGGTAGGGTCTTAAATTGTTCGGAGTTAAAACTTACTTGACCTAAAGCAGTGTAAGGGTAGCTCATAGGCTCTTTAATAATAGTAGTAACTCCTTGTATCTGAGATCCGGCTGTTTGAATCCACACGCCACGTTTGAGATTTAACGGGCCAGTGGAGCTATGTACCTTATATCTCGCATGTACGTCTGAGCTGAGCCTCTCTACGAATACTTTAAAGTTAATAAAAGGCTTGTATCGTGCTAGAGATATAACTTCTTCAAAAAGTACTGCATCTTTTGTGCCACCCCAATTTTCGTCACCATCCCCAAAATGAGATTTAATACCCTGTATTACTATGGGGTCGTCAAAGGTTGCATTTCCGGGTTTTTGAATAGCTATTGAAAACCTATAATGTGCGGACGCTTCTCCGTGTTTGTCTTCTCCTTTTTTCTGGCTATAGAGACTTCCTGGATATCCAATATTTATTTTAACTTGGTCAGCTTGCTGTGCTTGCTCAAGACTTAGTCGAAAACCTGCTGTACTAGAAACTCCTATTATTTCCGTAGCAAATATACCTGCCGCGTCCGCCGTGTCGTCGGGGTGCGTATCTCCGCCTGCCGCCACTATCTCGGCATGAGCCGCGGCGGTTTGTTTCAACTCAGTGGGTGAGATAGTACCTCCTGGTATAGATTGCACCCCCGATCCTGCAAAGCCTGAGAAAGGCGCTTGATCAATAGTACCGCGCCTAAATTGTGCCGATAGCCCTTCATACGTCCCGGTAAAATTCTCTTGATTACCTTTCCAGATATCTAACTGCCCAGTAGTTAATTTAGTTTCCCATACCTCGAATGCAAACTCTTGTGTACTGCTTATCCCGCTGCCTGCATAAACAGCCCAATTCGCATAGGCAAAGGCCGATGGCCATTCACGTATACTACCTACGCTCAGATTGTTTTCGTTAAAGGACACATTTAAGATTATCTTATCTACTTCTATAGAATAACTTCCTGACAAGACTACATGATCGGCTTCTATTCCGTCTGTGGCCCCTGTAAAAGTGGCAGTTAATCCATTTGCAGAAATTTTAGTAAGACGACCTTTGACCTGAAGACCAGTTGAGTCTGTCAATGTTATAGCATCAAAAGGTGGCGGTTTATATGCGTCGGACAGCTTATCAATAGTAGCGTCATATGCCGATATTTGGTCCTGCATCATATGTTCATTGAAAAAAGCTGTTGATGCAGTAAGAGTATAGCTTCGAGAATTATTTTCGCTAAGAGGGTCGTCAGTGGCGATAACGGTGGCTGTTCCAAGCCCTTTCTTTACTATGATACTTTTGAAAAACGTACCATAGATGTTGATGAAGTTTGGGGGAGCGGGAAACTTAATATCTCCACCGCCCACACTAGTCATAACAGAGCTACCAGCTGTTAAACTGATTCGCGCTGGGCCTGTCGATGTTAGTTGCGACCCTTGCGCCAAGGGTTGAATTCTATCATCATTCAAAAATATAGAAGATAAGCCATGTACTAGGCCGTGTATGGGGCCTTCTGCAATAACATCTGTAACAGTTATATCTTGAGTAGACCCATAAAAGGTACCCTCTAGCCTGTTTCCTTCTAGATCTATTACTCCAGGAGTTCTTCCCGCCTTTGTAGCTTCCCCCCACATAGGTTGATCAACTGCATCCATTGCCATGGATATAGGTCTACCCGGTATCCTTAACTCTCCGTAGAATACAGGAACTGGATCTCCCTCTTTAATATTTTGTCCCTGACCGTCAAATAGGTAGTCTTCTGTCCCTGCGTCAGTGGCGGGATCCGGAGCCATTATTCCTCCAATTCCTTGCAGAGCTAAACTAGTTCCGAGCGTTGAAATTGCAGTAGTCAGTGCAGTTGTTGCTCCTGCACTGAGCCCGGCCATGCCGGCTAATGGGGCTGCGTAGAATATTAAGATTGCGCCTGCTATAACCTTAACTACATCGCCACCTGATCCGGCGGGGATAGCTGCAAAAGTAATATCTCCTTCCCTTAGTGGAAGTAGAAGCTCCTCTTCTAGTTTGAGAGGATCATTTTCTGTTTGAAAAGTAAAGCCTATACCTTTTTCGTTTGCATCTAATAGGTATCTTCTAAACGTTGGATGGTTTGATTCCATACACTTAATAACGTCTACATAAGTAGAGGCTTCTACTTTAAAACTGCTTCCAAATTTTTCGGCTAAGTCGCCAACTAAGTAAACTTTACGCATCATAACGATATACTCCAATTATATATTTCTTCCATTGAGGGAAAAGATTCTCTCTACATGATATTCTATTTATTGCGTGGTGGTAAAAAAGGTCTTCTCCAATATATACTCCACAATGATTTGATACTTCTGACATTACTTTAAAAATTAACAAGTCTCCCTCTTGCATAGGGCCTTCTACTTTATTGAAGCCCCAAGTGTTTATATTGTTCTCTGTAAAATAATCAGCCCCGTCTATCCACCAACGATCTTTAGGGAGGTGGAAAGGACGTTTCAATATTGTTAAATCTTTAGACTTGTAATAATCTGTAATTGCAGAAAAGCAGTCATTGACTCCTAGTTCATAGTCTCTTCCGACCAAAGATTTAGTTTCACGAATAGGGTCTAATTTAAACATATCCATCTCTGGATAACTAAAAATGTAATAAGGAATTCCTAACGCATTGCAGTACTTTATATCAAAATTACTAGGTTCAGGGGAGGCATCTGGGTGGCTATGAACTATTCCTACTATATCGCATTTTTGTGATATAGTAATGTACTGGCCTGAGTCAATTACAAACTCAGTTCCCTTCTCTGCTATATTGTCGCAAGGAAACCATTTTAACTCTCCTCTTACTACTCCTATTACTCCACAACCTTCTTTTGGGTACCACTCTTTTAAATGTTGTTCGATTTGATCTAAAAGTGTTATCATCTGTAGCTTCCACTCGCAGGAAATGCTCCGAAAGGTAAGGTATGTGCCGTATTGTATTTAGAAGAGGGGCCATATTCGTCGACATCTTTGTTAGCAGGAACTGCTTGAAATCTAGATTTACAAGAAGTTAGAGCTTTTCCGCACACATCTCCGCGTCTCCAATAAATTCTTCCAGTAACTGTTGTTGGGGCTTGGTTTACATGTTCAGCAACACAAACCCAGACAGTTTCCTGCCCTGAAGTGCCATGCTTTGCATAGTCTCCAACAGAAAAAGTTGTAGAAGCATCCCAATCAATATATCTATAGCACTCTTTCCAGTATGCTGAAGAGGTTGAAGGTGTATAGTTTAAGTTATCATCATATAAGCTAAGCCAGGTCTTACCACTATCATATATTACAATACTTGAAGTAGTATAAGTTGTCGAGGCAGAGTAAGTAGCATAAATTTCAGGACTTGTAGCAGGGATTATAGGATTGTCGTCTTCTGTAAAATAAAAGTGATTGAACTTAGCTGTATTCCCTGCCGTATTTGCGTGTGAGTACTTACTGTCCTTCTTCCAAGTACAACCTCCATAGCTAGGTGTAGAATAGAAACCTTGATATGCCCAACTACAGTATTTTCCTATTATTCTTCTACGAGGTAAATCTATGCCTTCGAGATCTAGAGGAGACGCTAGCTCAAAAGATATATGAGTACCTGTCTCTGCGGAAATTCTATCAATAATATATCGTCGAGTAGGGAACTCAATAGGTATCTGCCCTGTGGAACTACCTGGATTTCCTCCTACTAAGTGTCGTGCAAGGGTTTGTCTACGAATTAAAGTCTTGCCGATTAAGTCTTTGTTCTTTAGACCATTAAGTGAAGCTTTAAATACTGTAGTAACGTTGGCCATGGTTATTTCTGGCCTACTTTGCGCTCCGTCTGCTTGTATCTGCATTTTATCTATTTCTATAGGCAGAGGTACATAAGTATTAATAGTCGATCCATCTAACGATATAAACTTTACATCTCCTAAAGAAGTATCTACTCCGCTATGAAAGTAAACGAAACTGCCGTTAATTTCTAGTTCAAAAAGGGTTACAAGGGGGCTATCAATGTACTGCCCCTGTACATCTGATGCAATTACATTACTCATTATTCATATACTCTTCTAAAAGTTGCTGTGGCACTATAAAAATTATCATAGTCGTATTTTTGTGTGTAAGTATCACACACTACTGTAATTGTAGTCTCCGAGCCAGAACCATTCGAATCTGGAATTGTAAAGTTAAAAGGTACTACACCGTGTTTTGTATCGAAAAAAGCTACTATATCGTCAATATCATTTTTTGTGCGGTTATTGAAAGACAAGTTATATGATTCTGATAAACCATTGATACCATCTCTTAATCTTTGCTCATAACCATCTCCAAACGTAGCTAGCTTCACTTTTGGTGAGGTGCTACGAGTAAGTTGTTTATCGGGGGATATATTTGTTGCCCCTACAGTAAATCCCAATGCCATTATGCTACTCCATAGGGGCTAAGTATGCCTCCTGATCTTTTTTGTGTTTGTAGTTCTTTTTGAACCGCTTTTGCTATATGTGCACCAAGTCTCTCGAAATCAGGACCAGAACTATCTGACGTACTTACTGAACCGTCCTGACTTATGTTTACAACTACACTATTGTTTTGCTGACCTGCGTTCTGAGGCATATCTACAGGTATAGACTTACCATTAGGTAAGGGTACGACTGCTTCTGTTCCATGTAGTAGTGCTGGGTACCCAGCTCCTGGCCCTCTTGCTACTCCTCCGGTTGCATAGCCCTGAACTTTCTGTCCCATGCTAATAACACCTCCGTTTCTCGCCGCAGGAGCTGGTGCTCCAAATAAACTCGATATCCAGGTAATAGCAGTTGAAAGGAAATCACCTCCGCCGCCGCCGCCGCCGCCACCGCCGGAACCAGGAGCAAAGAGGTTCATTATAGTAGAGCCAAAATCGGAAAAGAAGCTTCCCAGTTTTGAAAAGAATCCAGTCTCACTTTCTCCCTCAGCTTTGTCTTTTTCCCCGAACAAATTCATTACCCATTTACCCATGTCTCCAAGCATAGACATTAGTCCTCCTTCATCACCTTCCTCGCCTTCTTTTGATTTAAATAAACCTATAATCCAGTTTCCTAAGTTCATAAACATATCCCACAGATTTTGGAAGAATCCTTTTTCTTTCTTTGCGTCCTCAGCACCCTTTGACTTGAATAAGCCTGTGACCGCACCAACTGTCGTGTCGAGTATTTCCGCAATGTTAGCGAAAAAACCTCCATCCTCTTCAAGAGCTGCTGAGACACCTGTTTCAATGTCTTTAGCCACAGTAGATGCTGTAGGCATAAATTCAGGGCCATTCATTGGGGGACTATCTGGAGCAGGATTCCCTTCACGTGGCCAACTAGTTTCTATACCTTCTCCTGTATCTGGAACTGGATGTGTTGTTGCTCCGGAGTTTTTCAGCACTGCCTTTACTGCTCCAACAACAGCTGCAGCTGCAGCTCCTGCTTCTTCACCTCCTCCTGGGCATTTTGGAGTGCAAAGATTTGCAGCAAGTTCAGCAGCTCCTACTCTACAAGCCGTTTCAATCGCGTTACCCATAGCTTCTGCACCGGTCTGGCTAGATTTGGTAATTGCTTTTGCGGTTGTTGCCGCGCCTTTATTCATAGCAATCTTAATTTTAGCGGCTGTAGTATCAGCTCCAAAGATCGCATCCATTATATTCTCTGCCAGCCGTTCGGCTAGTTTGTCTGCGATTGCGCTTAATACACTTTCTGCGAGTGTGAGCATTGCGTCTTTAAAGCTTTTTTCTTCATTTTTTATAAGAGCAGCTATACCGTCCGCCAGGCCAGCATTCATCGAATCTCTGATAGTTGCTTGCATCTCATACTCACGAGTTAATTTAGCGTTTTCTGCTACTATTTCTTTTGTAGTCTCAAGCCACTCAGGAGTAATATCTATACCCTTTGCTAAGGCTTTTAAAACTTGTTCTTGTACTGCTTGTTGTTGCTTCGACCAAGCAAAGTTTTCAGACTTGAATTTTGTTATCTGCCCTTCAGCCCTCATCTCATTCTGTTGCATTATTCCCGCATTTTTTGCTATATGAAGTGCTTGACGAGCTGAAAGTACAGCTGACTTTGCTGCTTCACTTTTTGCGAAGAGGTTGGCATATGTCTCGTCTGTTTTCCCAACACCTTGCAAGGCCCTTTCAGCAGCCGTTTGTGCATTTATCGCTATAATTTCCTTTTGGCGAAGAACTGCAATCTTCCCCGCATTTTCTAATTTAGCTTTCTCGAAACCATATTGGTCAACACCTGACGCTGCCATAGCCTGCTCTCTAGTAAGTCTGGCTAGTTCCGTTTCTGCTAGAATTCTTTCGTGTTTAAGTGCTAGAAGATCCCCTTCTATCTGTAGAGCTGCCGTACCTAAGCGTATGTCCTCTTTTTTCACATCAAGCAGGTGTTTAGCTATCTTAAGAGCAGTATCGGCATCACGAGCATTCGCCGCAGCATTTACACCGTCTCCTAACTTCAACTTGTCCTTTTCTATCCCAGCGAGAATATCGGCTGCAATTATAGATTTGTTTACAGCGTCTAAGTAGTTGGCTTCTACCTTGTTTTTAGTTAGTCCTAGGTTTACTAGCCTATCTGCAACTGTTAAACCTCTTGTAGCGTTTAAAACTTCATCTTCTAATAATTTATTAGCTTTCGTTTTGTTATCTACTATAGTCTTACTGTTTGCTTGAATTCGTTTCTGCACGGCTTCCAGAGCTTTGTGGTCTTCTATGGCTATCTTATTTTCTGTAGCGTCTGACACGGCCCGAGCTTTGTTTAGCTTAATCCTATTCTGTAGGCTCGCCAGAACCGCGTCGCTGACGTCCAGCGCCATGATCGCGTCTTCTTTCGCTGTAACTTCAGCACCCTCTTGACCATAGCTATTGTAGCCTCCATATTCACTGTTGGAACCCCTTTTCTTTTGTACTTTTTCTTTCGCTGCACGATTCCTTTCAAAGTCTGTTACCTC